ATAATGTCTACGACAAGTACAGTAATGAACTTGGTAGCTGGTCAATCAACAACTGGCATTAAACCTGGAATGTATGTAAGCAATGCTAATATTCCTGGTACAGAAATTATTACTTCAGTTACACCTGGCGTATCGATTCAGCTTTCACAAGCACCACAGATTGGTGGTACAGGTCTTGTAACGTTTATTCCTATGGGTAACACGGCACAAACGTTTACTTTCTCGTCAACATCACCCACTACGGTTGAACTTCATGCACCAGGTTATTCACCAAGATTGAGTCATTGGGGTACTTCTGTAATTATGGATGGTCGTTACGATGATGATAAATCTTTTGTGTTTACACAAGGTATGTCAATCGCAAGAAGTGTTCCAGCAGGTCAGCGTATGGCACTACAAAGTTTCCGAATCGCACCATCAGTAAGCAACGGTGTTCCTGGTTCAAGACTTGGTGATCGTGAAATTATCAATCGTATGCAGATGATTTTGCGTCAAATGGACCTTCTTTCTGGCGGTCAGTTCTTGATTGAAATTCTTTTGAATCCTTCTACAGCAAACGCAACTCCACAATGGGCATCAGTTGGTGGTTCAAGTCTTGTTCAATATGTCAACCATGGACCTGATACCAGAGTTGAAAACGGTGAAGTCGTTTATGGTTTCTTCACCAACTCATCTGGTGGTTCAAGTAACTTGACAACAACCTCAGTTGAACTGAACCTTGTTCGTGATTTGGGTAACAGCATACTTGGAGGTGGTGTTTTAGATCCAACTAGAGGTTTCTATCCAGATGGACCTGACATCATTACAATTTGTGCCCGAAATGTTGGTTCAGCGGCAGCATCTATTTTCTCTAGACTGTCGTGGACAGAAGCACAAGCATAAATGTTATCAGTAACTACGCTACCAATACTGCAAGCCGTAAATGAAAACAAAGAATTTTATTTCGGCTTGCAGCCAGGTCTGTCTGGAAGAGCAGATGTTGAATATGTAAATCGAAACATATCTTTCAACCCTGCTTCCAACACCATTACTATTGGTGTCAATTTGAATCTTGCAAGAAACACCGTCAATGGTGTGGCTATTGCTGAGTCTTCATTACCATCAACAAAGATTGCACCAATTAGTCGTTTATTGGAGAATGCATATCTCATACCAGGTTCAGCAAGTGGCAACGTGAGTATTTTTGTTCAAGACAGTGCTGTTTATTATTTGACGGGTAATACAGCAGGAAATGTTACATTCGATTTGCGTGTAAGCCCTCAAGTTCCTCTTGATAGTTTGATGGGAAACGGGCAGTCACTCACAACAGCGTTTATAGTAACACAAGGTGGTGGCGTACAATATTTGGCAAATCTTTCAATTGATGGTGTTTATCAAGCAACCAGTACAAGATGGAGTGGTAATAGCCGACCAACTTTTAGTGCATCACTCACAAGCCAGCAGTTGGATGTTTATACTTTTACGACAATAAAAACAGGAGCTAATACTTATTCGGTTTTAGGCTCAAGAACAGCATACGGTTTTGGTTAGATAGATGATTCAAAAAGTTCGCACACCACTTATTGGTACAACAAGTATTACTGGTAACTTGGTTGCCTCTGGCGCCATTGCTGGTAATAACATCGTAGCGGGTCAGATTACTGGCAACTTGATTGCTGCCGGCGCCATTGCTGGCAATAATATCACAACAAATTCTATTCGTGGTAATAATATCGTAGCGGGTCAGATTACTGGCAATCTAATTGCAAATAACGCTGTTTCTGGAAATAACATAGTTTCACCTCCAGACATCTTTGATGATGTCTTCTTATTTGGAGGTATGTGATATGCCAGAACAAAAAGTAGAATCAGGTCGTATAGCAGATGGTGCAATTCTTGGAAATAAAATTGCAACAGACGCCGTTCGTGGTAATAACATTGTCGCCGGTACAATCACTGGCAACTTGATTGCTGCACAAACAATTACTGGTGATGACTTAGCCGATAACATTATTCGTGGTAATAACATTGTTGCTGGCACAATTACTGGTAACTTGATTGCACCACAAACAATTACTGGTGATGATTTAGCACCAAATAGTATTCGTGCTAATAACATTGTAGCAGGTCAAATTGCAAGTAACACTCTTACTTCAAATTTACAAATATCACTTACGCAAGTATTTGAAACTGCCAATGTTTTTACAACAGCAGTAGGTGGTAATGTAAATATCGATTTACAAAACAACACAGTGTATTTCTTCTCTTCAAATACTACTGCTAATGTAACTTTCAATCTAAGAGCAAACACTCAAAATACCCTTGATTCACAACTGTCTATAGGTCAATCAGTAACTACAGCAATTTTGTTGAAACAAGGTGCAACAAGATATCGTGCGAATGTTTACGTTGATGGTGTGTTACAAGCACCTTTTTATTTGGGTAATTCTGCACCTTCTTTTGCAACCACACAACAAGAATCTATTGACATATATTCGTTCAATGTTATAAAAACGGCGGCGAATACATATACAATATTAGCAGCAAACTCTAATTTCCAAAAAGCATCTAATCAGAATCCATAACTTATGGCAACTATAAACACAAGACAACAGTTCAAAGATTACTGCCTGCGTAGATTAGGTTGGCCAGTTATTGAAATTAACGTCGATGATGATCAAGTTGATGATCGTATTGATGATGCACTAAATTTTTGGCGTGATTATCACTATGATGGTACAGAAAAGCTGTACATGAAACATCAAATTACACAAGCGGACATTGACCGTCAATGGATTTATTGTCCTGATGCTGTGCAATTCGTCACAGGTATTTTTCCATTTGATCAGTCAAACGCATCAATCAACATGTTTGATTTGCGTTATCAGCTACGTTTACATGATCTATATGACTTTACATCGGTGTCATATGTGTCATATGAAATTACGATGCAACACTTACGCACATTGAATCTGCTTTTTTCTGGCACACCACAATTCAGATTCAATCGTCATCAAAATAAAGTGTTTCTTGATATTGATTGGTCAAGAGATGTTGAACCGGGAGAATGGGTTGTTGTTGAATGCTATCGCACAATTCGACCGGAAACTGTTGTGTTGACGGGTAAAGTAACAGGCTCACCATCATCAAATACCATTACTGGTTACGGTACAAAGTTTGATCAAGAGATTGTACCATTTGACTTCATTACCATTGGCGGCGAATCAAAGCAAGTTGGTAATATTGAATCTCCTACAAGTTTGACATTAGTTGGTCCACCAACACTAACTCATAATAATTCGGCGATTCAAATTGAAGGCACGACTGATGTGTGGAATGATCGTTTTCTGAAGCAATTAGCCACAGCAAAAATCAAACAACAATGGGGTAACAATCTCAAAAAATTTGAGGGTATTCAAATGCCTGGTGGAGTTACACTGAATGGTCAAAAGATTTATGATGAAGCATCACAAGAAATCAAAGAAATGGAAGAACAGATTTACATGATGGGTTCACTGCCATCGGAGATATTTACAGGCTAATGGCTACTAATTTTTATTTCAATAATTTTCCAAGCAGGCTAGCAGACGCTCCAATTACTCCGGAGCAGCTGCTAGTCGAAGACTTGGTTATTGAAGCATTGAAGATTTACGGTCTTGATGTTTATTATCTACCACGCACAACACGTGATCAAGTAGACTATCTGTTTGGTGAAGATTCACTCAAACAATATTTGACGGCACATGCCATTGAAATGTATTTGGAAAATGTCAATGGTTTTGATGGTGAACAAGACTTTATATCTAAATTTGGTTTAGAAATTCGTGATGAAGTTACAATGCTTGTCTCACGACTAAGATTTAGATATACAGTCAATGGTTATACACGACCACGTGAAGGTGATTTGGTGTATATACCTATGACTACAAGTTTTTTTGAAATTACTAGTGTAGAATCGGAAAATGATCAGGCCATGTTTTACACATTAGGTCGTGGTCGTGGTGGTAATGTATACGTATATGCATTGAAAATGAAACAGTTTTATTTTTCTAATGAAATTATCGAAACGGGTATAGCCGATGTCGATAATAATATTCGTAACTACTATCCAAAACTACGCATTTCATTGGGTTCGGGTTCAGGTAAATTTGTAAACGATGAAATTGTATATCAAGGTTCAAATCTTTCTTCTGCTACAGCACAAGCATTAGTTTATGATTTTCAACCAAATTCATATATTGATGTGTATAGAATGCAAGGTGATTTTGTTACATCAGCTAACGTAAAAGGTAATACAAGTTCTTCACAATGGACAGTCACACTTGCATCAGATGCACCAACACAAAACAGTGCATTTGAAGACATCATTGACAATGCACGAATCGAAGCGGCCAGCGATAATATCATTGACTTTACGGAAGTTAATCCGTTTGGAGAACCGTAATGCTAGGTAATGCACAGTTTTATCACCGCACCATTCGTAAGATGGTTGTTGTGTTTGGTACAATGTTCAATGACCTTGAAATTGTTCGCTATACACAATCTGGCAGTCCAAAAGAAAAACTCAAAGTACCTTTGTCTTATGGTCCTAAAGAAAGATATCTGACACAGATTACTTCTGATCCAAATTTGATCAAATCGGTCAATTCTGTTATACCGAGAATGTCATTCAATCTTGATAGTCTTGAATATGATGCAAGTCGTAAACAGATTTCTACATTACAGAATTTTGCCGCTGCTACGAATACTGGTGTTGCTACACAATATCTACCTGTACCATATAACTTCGAATTTAGTTTATCGATCTATGTTCGTAATACTGAAGATGGTACACAAATACTAGAACAAATATTACCGTTTTTCACACCAGACTTTAGTGTTGTAGTAGATTTTATTCCTCAAATGGGTCAGAAGTATACTGTACCTATCATACTCAATTCTGTTGCATCCACAGTTGAATATGAGGGTGGTATGTCTGATGGCACAACAAGAATCATTATTTGGGATTTGACATTTACTGCCAAAAGCTTTATCTGGCCACCAGTCAAATCTGGCAAAATTATTAATACCGCTAACACAAATATCAATATTGACCTTACTTCAAAAGAAATTCAAAAAGTCTATGTTGATTATGCGAATGGTAACAACGTGTTCACAACTGGTGAAACGATTCGTGACAGCGCCAATGGATTCTTCGGTACAGTAGAATACTTCAGCAATACATCACTTGGCACTTTGGTGATTACTGGCGGCAATAAGTACATACAAAGTGGCTATACACTTGTTGGTGATTATTCTGGTGCGAAATACAATGTCTCTACATTAGACACAACTTCGATCAATGCGGCTGCGGTAATTGTTGAACCCAATCCAACTACAGCCGCACCACCTGCTGATTTTGGATTTATTGAAACGATCAAAGAATGGCCTGACACATTATCATGAAAAAACTGAACAAAAATTTATCTGAAATCTTTGATGTAGAACCTATTGAAGAAAAACGAATAGAAACTTTACCCGTTGTCGTAGATGACAGCGTCAATCAAATTGATGCTGATGCTGAATTTGCTCGTACCAATATGCGTTCATTGATTGATAATGGTAACAGAGCATTGACTGAATTGGCATCAGTTGCCAATCAATCAGAATCACCAAGAGCATACGAAGTCTTAGCCACAATGATGAAAAATCTGGCTGAGATGAATAAAGATTTACTAGAGTTACAAAAAAGAAAGAAAGAGCTTGCACCTCAGTCTGAGTCTAGTAAAGGAGTCAACATAGATAAAGCAGTCTTTGTTGGCTCCACCAACGAATTACTCAAAATGATTAAAGGAAATAAATAAAATTATGGAACAACTAATCGAACAGATGAAAGTTATCTTGGGTACAAACTTTGCTTTGTACTTCAAGGCACATACCTTTCATTGGAATGTAGAGGGTCCAGACTTTGCTCAATATCACGGTTTCTTAGGAGACTTTTACGAAGCAGTGTTTGATCAGACCGATTCAATTGCTGAACACATTCGTGCGTTGAATTCGTATGCGCCAACAACTCTTGGTAGAATGAGTGAACTGTCAAAGATTACTTTTAACGTAGCGATACCTGCGCCAATCGTAATGATGTCAGAACTTGCTGCCGATAACGACAAGTTTATTATGGAACTTCGTACTGGTATTGCTGTTGCTGATGCCGCCGATGAACCTGCGGTAGGCAATTTCTTACAAGATATTTTAGACGCTCATCAAAAACATGGTTGGATGTTGAAGAGTTTCACACGCTAAATTATGGATAAATTTTATGTTTACCAACATAGAAGATTAGATGAAAATACTATTTTTTATGTTGGTAAAGGACGTGATTATCGTCACAATGAAACATCCAACAGAAACAAGTATTGGCACAATATTGTCAATAGACATGGGTTTTCTTCGGAAATTGTTTTTCACGATTTAGATGAAGAACTTGCTTTGTTAGTTGAAATTGAACTAATAGACAAGTATCGTAAATTGAACTTGAGATTAGCAAACTTAACCGATGGTGGTGAAGGAGTTTCCGGTTATAAACACACCGAAAAAACTAAATTGTTTTTAGGTGAGTTAAATAAAACCAGAACTGTTTCGGATGAGACAAAAGAAAAGTTGAGTCTGATATGGAAAGGTAAAAAAAGAAAACCTTTTACCGAAGAACATCGAAAAAAATTATCTGAATCTGCAAAAAAACAAAAACGTTCTGCTTTTTCTGAAGAGTCGAAACAAAAAATTTCTGCCTCCAATAAAGGCAAGAAAAGAACAGACGAACAGAAAAAAAGAATATCTGAGGCAACAAAATTGGCTATGAGTAAAATAAAAAATGGATGACGGCTATCTCGGAAATTCTAGGCTCAAACGAGTCGGTGTTGAAATATCCTATACAGAAGAACAACTAAAAGAAATTGTAAAATGCACCGAAGATCCGGTGTATTTTATTCGCAACTACGTCAAAATTGTCAATGTAGATAAAGGTCTTGTACCTTTTGAGATGTGGCCGTTTCAAGAAGAAATGGTCACTCAATTTCACAACAATCGTTTTGTCATCGCAAAAATGCCACGACAGGTCGGTAAGACAACTACCACTGTCGGGTATATGCTTTGGTCTGCCTTGTTCAATGAAGAATTTGTAATTGGTATTCTTGCCAACAAACTTCAACTTGCACAAGACATTCTTGCTAAGATACAGAAAGCATATGAGTATTTACCCATGTGGCTTCAGCAAGGTATCATCAACTGGAACAAACGTTCGATTGAATTAGAAAATGGCTCCAAGATTTATGCGTATGCAACGTCAGCAGCAGGTGTTCGTGGTGGCTCATACAATCTGATCTTCCTTGACGAATTTGCATTCGTGCCGCACAACATGGCAGTAGACTTTTTTACTTCTACTTACCCTGTTATTTCTTCTGGTAAAACATCTAAAGTAATTATCGTTTCTACACCGAACGGTCTGAATCTGTTCTATAAGATGTGGACAGATGCGATTGAAAATCGTTCACTATACAAGACACTTGAGATTCACTGGTCAATGGTACCAGGTCGTGATGAAAAGTGGAAAGAAGAAACAATACGAAATACTTCTGAAGAACAGTTTCGTCAAGAATTTGAGACTGAGTTTATTGGTTCTTCAGCAACGTTAATTTCAGGTGCTAAGTTACGTTCACTAGCATTTCATGATCCAATGCGAATTGAAGATGATGGAAATCTGTTTGTATATGAAGACCCACGCCCAGGACGTATCTATATTGCTACCGTAGACTGTGCTGAAGGTGTTGGACTAGATTATCACACAATCAATGTTTTGGATGCTACAGAGGCACCTTATAAACAAGTCGCACGATACCGCAATAATAAGCTACCATTATTGTTTTTACCCACAGTAATCTATGCTTTGGCAAATCGTTACAATCAAGCATACGTGCTAATTGAAACAAATAATGTGGGTCAGCAAGTAGTAGATATTTTACACTATGACTTAGAGTATGAAAATATCTATAAGCTGGAGCATCATCACATTAAAGGACAAAGCATATCTGCTGGCTTCAAACGTTCCGTGGCTTTTGGTGTAAAGACGACAAAATCAGTCAAAAAAATCGGTTGTGCTAACCTCAAAACGTTGATTGAGAACGACAAACTGATCATCAATGATTTTGATACGATTGCTGAACTGAATACTTTCGTTCGAACAAGAGACACTTATGCCGCTGAAGAAGGTAATAATGACGACATTGTGATGGGTCTGGTGCTTTATGCATGGCTGACAGCACAGACTTTCTTCAAAGATGAGACAAGAATTGACATCCGTAAGATTATGTTGGAAGAGCAAAACCTGTTGGGAGAAGAAAGTATGCTACCGTTTGGCTTTATTGAAGACGGGCTGCGTAGAGAGATGGAAGTGGAAGATGGTGATATGTGGGAGCCGCCAGCTGGTTATTTATCATCAAGTTTGTAAAAAACTAAATAGACAATAAAAAGAATATTGACCCAACAATAAAAGGAGAAATCCAATGGCATTTCAATTATCACCTGGAGTGAATGTATCAGAGGTTGATCTGACTACAGTTATTCCTTCAGTTGCCACTTCTACTGGCGCTTTTGTAGGACCTTTTAATTGGGGACCAATTGGTGTTGTAACAACTATTTCCGATGAAGTTCGACTAGTGAACACATTCGGTAAACCAGATAGCGATAATTATGAATATTGGTTCTCTGCTGCGAACTTTCTAGCATACGGAAACAACTTAAAGATTGTTCGTGCTCAAGGTGCTGGCGCTCTGAACGCTACAGCAAATGGTACAGGCGTACTGATCAAAAACGAAGACGATTATATTGACAATCATAGTGGCTATGCACCTGGTGCATTTGGCGCTACCGGTGGTTGGGCAGCACGTTTTGCTGGCTCACTAGGCAACAGCATTCTTGTTTCAATGGCTGACGCTGGCACTTGGAGTGCATGGCCATATAGAACACAATTTAGTGCAACTCCAAACACATCTTCTTATGTTGCTAGCCGTGGTGGTGCTAATGACGAAGTTCATATTGTAGTTGTTGACGAAGATGGTTTGTGGACAGGTGCAGCCGGTACAGTTCTAGAAAAATATGCATTTGTTTCTAAAGCTTCTGATGCAAAAGATGATAGCGGCAACTCAAACTACTACAAAGATGTTATTCAGAATAAGTCACAGTATGTTTGGTCGCTTTCACATCCAACAAATCTAGGCACAGGTACAGCATGGGGTTCTGTTGCAAACACTAGTGCATTTAAAGTTTTGTCAAGCAACTCATCAAACTCACTGTCTGCTGGTGCTATTGGTACAAGTGGCACAGCAAATGTTACATCAGGATGGGATCAGTTTAAGAATGCAGAATCAGTTGATATTTCTCTGCTAGTCACTGGAACAGGTAACAGCACTATTGCTACATATGTTATCAGCAACATTGCAGAAACACGTAAAGACTGTGTAGCATTTATTTCACCAGAAAAAGCAGATGTCGTTGACAATGCAGGTAATGAAGTTACAGACATTACAGCATTCCGTAATGGCCTAACATCATCTTCATACGCTGTGTTGGATTCAGGCTACAAGTATCAGTACGACAAATACTCAGACACATATCGTTGGATTCCTCTGAACGGTGACATTGCTGGTCTATGTGTTCGTACCGACAATGAACGTGACCCATGGTTCTCACCAGGTGGTTTCAATCGTGGACAAATCAAGAACGTAATCAAGCTTGCATGGAACCCAACAAAGACAAACCGTGATGATCTGTATCAGGTTGGTGTTAACCCTGTTGTAAGTTTCCCAGGTGAAGGTACAGTTCTATACGGCGATAAAACTTTGTTGAGCAAGCCAAGTGCATTTGATCGCATCAACGTTCGTCGTTTGTTTATCGTACTAGAAAAAGCGATTTCACGTGCAGCACGTTTCTCTCTGTTCGAATTCAACGATCAGTTCACACGTGCCCAGTTTGTTGCTCTAGTTGAACCATTCCTGCGTGATGTTCAAGGTCGCCGTGGTATCACAGACTTCCGTGTAGTTTGCGACGATACCAATAACACAGGAGAAGTTATTGACCGTAATGAATTTGTTGGTGACATTTACATTAAACCTGCTCGTTCTATCAACTTCATTCAACTTAACTTTGTTGCAGTACGCACAGGTGTAAGCTTCAATGAAGTCGTAGGGGCAGCCTAAATAAAAGAGAAACAGGAGAATAATAAATGGCATTTAACGTATATCAGTTCCGTTCACAACTAACAGGTGACGGTGCCCGCCCAAATCTATTTGAGGTAAGTATGCCGTTTCCTGCGTTCTCAGCACCAGGAAACGCACAAACAAAAATGACGTTCATGTGTAAAACAGCACAACTCCCAGGAGCAACTTTGGGTGTTGTGCCCGTTCAATACTTTGGTCGTGAATTAAAGTTTGTGGGCAATCGCACGTTTGCTGACTGGACAGTAACAATTATCAACGACGAAGACTTTATTGTACGTAACGCATTTGAGCGTTGGATGAATGGCATCAACAGTCATAATCTAAACGTTCGTAATCCAGTTGCCAATACACCACTAGGTTATTCAGTTGATGGTGAAGTTACACAGTTTGGTAAAGCGGGTAACTCAATTAAGAAATATAAATTTGTTGGAATGTTCCCATCAGACATCACACCAATTGATGTTGATTGGGGATCAAATGATACGATTGAAGAGTTTTCTGTAACACTTACCTACCAGTGGTGGGAAGCAGTTGCAGATGGTGTGGTCTAAGAGTAGGGCTTTCGCCCTACTTTTATTACAGGATGATATTTAATGGCAATTAAACTTTTCGGCTTTACAATAGGCTCGAAGGATGTCGTCAAGGCTGAAAAGCCCGAACAGGCATCCTTTGCGCTGCCTTCTGCCACCGTAGATGATGGTGCGGTTACCGTTACGCAAAATGCGTATTACGGTACCTATGTTGATCTTGAAGGTTCTGTTCGCAACGAAATAGAACTTATCACACGATATCGTGAGATGTCGAATCACCCAGAGTGCCAAATGGCTATTGATGAAATCGTCAATGAAGCCATCACACACGATGATCAAGGTAAAGTTGTTGATATCGTTCTTGACAACCTCAAGCAACCAGAAACAATCAAGAAAAAAATTATTGAAGAGTTCAACAATGTATTAAGAATGTTGAACTTTAGTAATTTGGCTGACGATGTTTTCAAACGTTGGTACATTGATGGTCGTGTTTTTTATCACATTGTAGTCAACGACAAGAATCCTAAAGAAGGTATTCAAGAACTTAGATACATTGATCCACGCAAGATTCGTAAAGTGCGTGAGATTAAAAAAGATCGTGACCCAAAAACTGGAGCAATGATTGTTGTATCGGTTGCTGAATACTACGTCTATAATGATCGTGGTACCACAACTCAAACATTTACCTCAAACGTAGGTCAAGGTATTCGTATTGCACCAGATGCTATCATCAATGTGAACTCTGGTCTGATGGATGCCAAGAATACATTTGTTATTTCGTATCTACACAAAGCAATCAAGCCACTGAATCAGTTGCGTATGATTGAAGATGCGATTGTTATTTACCGTATTAGCCGTGCGCCAGAACGCCGTATTTTCTATATTGATGTGGGTAACTTGCCACGTGGTAAAGCAGAACAATATCTACGTGACATCATGATCAAGTACCGTAACAAGCTGGTGTATGATGCCAACACAGGTGAGATCCGTGATGAACGTAAGCATATGTCAATGCTTGAAGACTTCTGGCTACCACGCCGTGAAGGTGGTAAAGGCACAGAGATTACCACATTACCTGCTGGTCAAAATTTAGGTGAACTAGAAGATGTTAAGTATTTCCAAAAGAAACTTTTACAATCTCTTAATGTCCCATATTCAAGACTTGAATCACAAGAAGGTGGGCTTGCTGGCCTTGGTCGTTCACAAGAAGTTACACGTGATGAATTAAAGTTTGCTAAATTTGTTGTGCGCCTGCGTAACAAGTTCTCTCAAATATTTGATGAAGCACTGAAAGTACAATTGGTACTTAAAGGCATTTGTACACGTGAAGAATGGGATGAATTCAAAGAAGATATCTATTACGACTTCCGTAAAGACAACAACTTCACCGAACTGCGTGAAGCCGAGTTGCTACAAAATAGACTACAAATGGTAAGTCTGGTTGACCCATTTGTTGGTCGTTACTTCTCCAACAATTATGTGATGAATAAAATTCTCATGATGACGGATGAAGAAATCGAAGCAATGAAAGAAGAAATACAAAAAGAAAAAGACACATTGCCTGATGATATGCAAGGCCCTGTATTGGGTGGGCAACCACAAGGTGCTGCACCAGAAGCAGAACCAGAAGACAACACGGTAGAGAATGTTGAGGAAGAAGAGTCGCTGACACCCGGTCTTGACGATGAGGTAAACAAGTCAGTTGTCAATATAAATAACAGACGCAGATAAGGAAGGTTATTATGGAATTAAAAGATATTATCAACAATATTGCCGCTGGTGATAGCGCAGCAGCAAAAGAAGGCATAGAAAATGTTTTATCCGCAAAAGCGTTCGATGCGCTGCAAGGCCGTAAGCAAGAAATCGCTTCTACTCTATTTGGCGGGAAAGACCAAAGCGACGAAGAAGTTGCCGACAGTGAAGAAGCCGTAGAGCAAGAATGAAATCTTTACTTGAGTTTAAATCTATTGTAGAAGAAGAGAAGTCAGACTATTCAAAGTTTGACGCTCTTGTTCGTGCTGGCTTAGCCAACAAAGCACAGTTGGCTCGCATTCACAAAATCTTAGATAAGATGGGTGAAGAACGCCCACAGTTCAATAATGCTGATCGTGAAATCATGCGTAATCTTTTCAACCGCATGGTAGATTTAGTTTCAAGTAAACAGATTTATGGTAAAGTAAGACAAGCAGTTCGTGAACAATTAGAAGAAGGTATGATTGCTACTGCCGATGTCAAAACTGATATTGAAGGTAGAAAGCATCGTAGAAGTCGTTTGAAGATTGGTGATGTTGGTTACGAAGTACAAAAAGAAGCACGTATGGATACGCCATTAGTGCCAGATCCACCAGTCATTTTGGTAATCAAACGTAAAGCGGTAAGATTGTATCCAGACGGCACACGTATTGCTCTTTATTGGAGTGATAAAATAAAAAGAGCATTTAGTATTCCTTATGGTCCAATGGTTGATGCTCCAGTTCAAGCAGAAGAATATATTAAAGAACTTGCTGAAGCAGAAGAAATAACGCTCAATGATGGCATTACTATTTCTCTAGACGAAAAAACAAAACAACAAATTATAAACACATACAGCCAGTTAGAAGAAGATAGCAAAGAAATCTTTTGGCAACAACTAACTGAATCTGTAACAACATTTGGAAAACTATATGAATTTTGTAGAACTAATTCTACAGAATAGATTAGACGAAGCCAAAGAATTAATCTTTGAGCGTCTGAACGATATTGCTTCTGTTCGTATGGAAGAAGCAAAGCCATATATCGTTGATGCAATGTTTGAAGAGATTGAAGTTGACGAAGAAGTATTGGAAGAAGCGGCTAAGAAACGCAATCCAAACATTCAAAAGATGGGTCGTATTACAAAAGTACGCCGTCGAATTCGTCGCAATAAAAAAGGTAGAATTGTTGTACAAAGAAATGTACGCAAATCGGGCATTAAGGGTTATCGCATTTCTGGTAACACAGTTAAACGCATACCGGCAACAGTAAGATTACGTAAAGCACGTTTATTGAAACGTTCTTGGAAGACAACAAGAAAAAGTAAACTCAGACGCACATTGATGAAAAGAAAAATGTCAATGCGCCGTCGTCAAGCAATGGGACTAAAATAAAATGCCATTTGAAATTACTAATACACTCAGAGGGTCGTCGATTGTTCGAGCAGTAGATCCTGGAACATATACAATCACTCTGAATAATTTAAGAGCAAACGCCACAACTGAAACTGTTACTGCTGCTGACATCAAACATGTTTTGTGGTCAACAAACGGCAACATACGTATCATTCGAAACGGTGTACCTTTGTTAGCACTTCAAAATGGCGGCGACATGGATTTCGATTCTTATGGATATTCAGTCGCAAACAATAACACTCAAAGCATTGTAATTGAAATCAATACTGGCGGCACAGTTATTTTACATCTTGCCAAGTATGCGACATACAATGTCGATCCATATACAGGAGTAACTCTATAATGAAACTCATCAAAGAACATATTGAAAATGTAAGATATCTTACCGAAAAAACAGAAGACGGTAAAAAGAATCTTTACATTGAAGGTACATTTCTGGTTGGCGATGCAGTCAATCGCAACAACCGTATGTACAAAATGGACACACTTCGTAATGAAGTTGCACGATATACAGAAGAATACATTAACACAAATCGTGCGCTTGGTGAACTGGGACATCCAGACACACCATCATTGAATCTAGAACGTGTGTCACACAAAATTACAAGTTTGGTAGAGAACGGCAATACATTTGTCGGTAAAGCATTGATCATGGAAACACCATATGGCTTGATCGCTAAGAATCTAATTGAGTCTGGTGTTAATCTAGGCGTTTCATCACGTGCTTTAGGTTCTGTCGTTATGACAAAAGAAGGTTATAATCTAGTACAAGATGATCTGCGTCTTGCAACTGCTGCTGATATTGTTGCTGATCCTTCTGCACCTGGCGCTTTCGTTCAGGGCATTATGGAGAACAAAGAATGGATGTTTGTAGAAGGCAAGTTTGTCGAGTCTCATATCGACTATGCTAAACAACAAATTCGTAAAGCATCACGCAAAGATATTGAATCAGTTGGATTGCAACTTTTCGAAAACTTTCTACGAAAACTTTAAAATTTATAAATAAGAAATCATAAGGAGATATTCAATGGCAACAAACAAACTCATGGAAGCAGCAGCGGAGATTCTTGCAGGAAGCAAGTCATCTGCTCCTGGTATGCCAATGCCTAAACTGCCTTCTGTTACTCCAGGTAATTCTGGAACACCTGAAGACTTAGGCGGTCCTACACCTCAAAACAACAAGCCTACTGATGATTCTAACAAGTTGTCAAGCAAGGCTTCGGCTAAGAGTGCAGTAGCACCTACAACAAAACCTTCAGCAGCATCAAGCGATGTTCAACTTGGTGACAAGAATATGAAAGCTGGCACAGGTACAGCAATGATGCCTGAGCAAGCTGAAGAAGAAGAACTGATTGATGACGAATCAGCAATTCAAGAAATGAAAGCACAAATGAAAGAAGACGTTGCTTCATTGTTTGCTGATGATTCAAGCATCTCAGAGGACTTCAAAGCAAAAGCCGCTACAATCTTTGAAGCACGTGTGTTTGACCGTGTTGCACAGATTCAAGAACAAATGGAAGCAGAATATGCTGGCATGTTGGCTGAGGCTCTTGAAGAAATCAAATCTGAACTTACAGAAAAGGTAGATGATTACCTGAACTACGTGGTAGAGCAGTGGATGGACGAAAACGAAATCGCTATCGAAAGCGGTCTGCGTTCAGAAATCACCGAAGACTTTATTGCTGGTCTGCGTAATCTGTTTGCCGAAAACTACATCAACGTTCCAGAAGATAAAGTCGAACTGGTAGATGAACTTGCATCTAAAGTCGAAGAACTGGAAGTTAAACTGAATGAAGAAATTGAAGCCAATATTCAGTATAAAAAACAACTTACTGAGGCAATTAAGGTACAACTAGTAAATGAAGTTTGTGAAGGACTCACAGCAACTCAAGTAGAAAAAATTAAGTCACTTGCAGAGAGTGTAGAATTCTCCACAGAGGAAGAGTTCGTAGAAAAACTTGAGACAATTCGTGAGAATTACTTCCCATCAGGCATCAAAAAAGCCGATGTAGCACAACTTCATGAAGAAGTAGAAGACGATGGTAGCGAAAAGAAAGTATCTGCTGACCCATACGTTGCTTCGGTTGTACAAGCGATTTCAAAAATCAAACTTTAAATAATAACAAAAGGAGATACTAAATGTATTTGTCTGAAAATCTACAAAAGAAATGGGACGCAGTTCTGGATCACCCAGACATGCCTGCCATTGCAGACCCATACCGTAAAGCAGTTACAGCGGTAATTCTGGAGAACCAAGCACAGGAAATGATCAAAGAAGGTCATATTCTGAACGAAACTGGTTCACCAACTAACTTTGCTGGTACAGGTGGTTTTAGTGGCGGTGCTGCTGCTGCTGGTCCTGTTGCTGGTTTTGACCCAATCCTGATCAGCCTGGTTCGTCGTTCACTGCCAAACCTGATCGCTTATGACGTTTGCGGCGTTCAGCCAATGACAGGTCCTACTGGCCTGATCTTTGCAATGCGTACACGTTATGCTGGTCAAACTGGTACAGAAGCATTCTACAACGAAGCAAACACAGCATTCTCAGGTGCTAACGGTGCAATCGTTGCTTCTTCAATGAACATTGCTGGTAACACAACAGACTATCTGTTCGTTGGTAACGCTGCTCCAACTGGCGCTATGACAACTGGTTCTGCTGAAGCACTGGGTGACGGCGCTGCTGGTAACACATTCCAAGAAATGGCATTTTCAATTGAGAAAGTCACTGTAACAGCTCGTACACGTGCGCTAAAAGCAGAATACTCAATGGAACTGGCACAAGACTTGAAAGCAGTTCATGGTCTTGACGCTGAAACAGAACTGGCTAACATTCTGTCCGCTGAAATTCTTGCTGAAATCAACCGTGAAGTTATCCGTACAATCTACAGAATCGCTAAGCCAGGTTGCCAGGCAGGTACTACAACTGCTGGTGCATTCAACCTTGACACAGATTCTAACGGTCGTTGGATGGTTGAAAAGATCAAAGGTCTGGCATTCCAGATCGAACGTGAAGCAAACCAAATCGCTAAGACAACTCGTCGTGGAAAAGGTAACATCGTTATCTGTTCTTCAGACGTAGCTTCTGCTCTGGCGATGGCTGGTATTCTCGACTACAACTCAGCACTTGCTGGTCAAGTATCACTGACAGTTGACGATACTGGTAACACATTTGCTGGTACAATCTTCGGTCGTATCAAAGTCTACATCGATCCATACTTCCCAGTTGGTTCGACATCCGAATTTGCTGTAGTTGGTTACAAGGGTACAAACGCATACGATGCTGGTATGTTCTACTGCCCATACGTACCGCTGCAAATGGTTCGTGCAGTTGACACTGGTACATTCCAGCCAAAGATTGGCTTCAAGACTCGTTACGGTCTAGTTGCTAACCCATTTGCTGAAGGTACTACACAAGGTCTGGGTACTCTGAATACTCAGTCAAACAACTACTATCGTGGTTTCCGTATTGCAAACCTGATGTAATTTGTTTCTTAGCAGATGAAGTCACCGTTAAGAGTGACAACTTTAGAGAGGCTCCTTTGGGAGCCTCTTTTTTATGCTTATAAATAGGAGTATGACAGTTCTCACACGCAATCCATTAAATCCAAATTCGTTACAGCCTAACAAGTTTACGCTGAATCTGGCTCGTACACCGAATCTACAATACTTTGCACAGACGATTTCTTTGCCTGGACTTTCTACTTCTGAAATTCCGGTACAAAACCCGTTCGTTGAATTGTATGCACCTGGTGAAAAAGCAATCTATGATGTATTGAATGTTACCTTTATTGTTGATGCTGAACTATTATCTTGGTTAGAAATACATGATTGGCTTCGTGCTTTAACATTTCCAACAGAGTACGAAGAATATCAAAACTTGGCAAAACTGAATCAATTTGCTTCAGCAATACCAACAACAACGCCACAGTATTGTGATGGTGCTGTAACACTTCTATCGGCATCAAACAAGCCTTACTATCGTTTTAACTTCAAAGATTTATTTCCTATTTCTCTTTCTGGTTTTGTTATGTCTTCTACCGACACTCCAGATACAATCATTACAGCAGACGCCACATTCAGATTTACCTATTACAACGTAGAAAAATTATTTTAAATGTGATATACTCCTATTAGGAGGTATACTATGACTAAACTTGAAGAAGTATTACAAATGTGGACTGCGGATTCTAACATCGACCGCACTGAACCTGGCAAAGCATTAATTGATATTCCTAAGCTTCATTCGAAGTATCTAAACATTCTTTCTTCACATAGGTTGTTAGCCAAAGAAGCAGAGTTCAATTACAATAAATGGCGTAAGTTGAAATGGGAATACTACACGGGCAGACTTGACGAAGAAGAACTTGAGAAGCGTGGATGGGAACCATTTCCATATACACTCAAATCTGAGATCAATACATACTTAGAAGCAGATGAAGATATCAACAAATATCTTGCCAAAAAGTTGTTGCATGAAGAAATTGTTGAAGTGTGTCAGGCAATATTAAAAGAGTTAAACAATCGAACTTGGGAACTACGTTCGTTTATTGATTGGGAAAAATTCGTACAAGGTGTCTGATCTAATACTATACAAACAAAATGAGGCATTTATCAGGTTTGCGTGTGAGAAAAGTATTGCACAAGAACTTGCAGACTACTTTACTTTCTTTGTACCCGGATATCAGTTTATGCCGGCGTACAAGAATCGTTTGTGGGATGGCAAAATAAGGCTTGCTGATCTACGTACATATACTATCTATCATGGTCTGGTTCCTTACATTGAAAAGTTTTGTGAAGAGAGAGATTACAAACTAGAAATTGATTCTGCTGTAAACAACACTGAGAGTTTTTCAGCATTGGAGGCTAATGAGTTTCTAGAGCAACTTCAATTGGACAAAAGCATTATATCAGAAGGTGTAAGGGAGTATCAATACAAATCCTTCTTATTTGCCATAAGAAACAAAAGAATGTTGTTACTATCGCCGACCGGTTCTGGTAAGTCATTGATACAATACCTTATATTACGTTATCTACAATACAAAGGTTACGAGAAAGGATTGCTAATTGTTCCTACAACTTCTCTTGTTGAGCAAATGTATTCTGATTTTGAATCTTATGGTTACGATGCCGCAAACTATGCCCATCGACAGTATTCAGGAAAAGATAAACATACAGATAAATTTCTGACGATTACCACTTGGCAATCCATCTATAAGAATCCACCAGAATACTTTGAGCAGTTTGATTTTGTATTGGGTGATGAAGCACATCAGTTCAAGGCAAAGTCATTGACTACTATTATGACTGGATTGAAGAATGCCAAATATCGTATTGGCTGTACAGGTACAATTGATGGCACACAGACACATCGTCTTGTGTTAGAGGGATTGTTTGGTCCTGTATATCAATCAACCACTACTGCCAAGTTAATTGAAAACAAACAACTGGCAGACTTTCGTATTAAGTGTTTGGTCTTGAAATATCCTGAAGAAGTGTGTAAGCT